AGGTAACGACAGTTGGAAGGGTATCTGGATGTTAAATGAGGTAGAGAACGGTAGCTTTGACGAGCTTCCTGTATCTTTAACTTACTTAAAAAGAAAATATGGAGATTAATATGACTAAGATAATTAATGGTAGTAATGATATTCAATGGGGTGGAGATCATTATAAAAATAAACCTATTCAAATATGGGATTTTATAGCAGCTAACAACTTGGATTACTTTCAAGGTAATGTAGTCAAATATGTCTCTAGGTACAGAGACAAGGGTGGCTTAGAAGATTTAAAGAAAGCACGTCATTACATAGACAAAATAATTGAAACTGAATACACAGTAAGGATAACAAAATGAACCAGTATCAACAATACATAGCACTCAGCAGGTATGCCCGGTGGATACCAGAACTAAACCGAAGAGAGACTTGGGCAGAAACAGTCGACAGATACATGATTAATGTTGTTTCTGATAAAGTAGGTGGTAAGCTATACAACAAATTAAAAAAGAATATACTTAATTTAAATTTAGTTCCTAGCATGAGGGCCATAATGACTGCTGGCCCTGCAATGGAACGTGATAATACCTGTGCTTACAACTGTAGTTATTTAGAAGTAGATGACCCTAAAGCTTTTGACGAGGCCATGTTTATATTATTATGTGGAACTGGTGTAGGTTTTAGTGTAGAGCGTCAATACATTAGTAAGCTTCCTGACGTACCAGACGAGTTATTTCAGAGCGACACTACTATAGTAGTTAGTGATAGTAAAGAAGGTTGGGCTAAGTCTCTTAGACAGCTAATCTCGTTGTTGTATGCAGGTGAGATACCTAAATGGGACACACACAAAATACGACCAGCCGGGGCTAAGTTAAAAACCTTTGGAGGCCGAGCATCAGGCCCAGCTCCATTAGAAAGTTTATTTCAATTTACTTGTGAGACATTCCAAGCAGCTAAAGGTATGAAATTGTCTAGCATTCAATGTCATGACTTGATGTGTAAGATTGGTGAGGTGGTGGTAGTTGGTGGTGTTCGTAGGTCAGCTATGATTTCTTTATCTAATTTATCTGATGATCGTATGCGTCATGCTAAATCAGGTAATTGGTTTGATGTAAACCCACAACGAGGATTAGCTAATAATTCAGTGTCGTATACAGAGAAACCGGATATGGAAACATTTCTTCGTGAATGGACTGCTCTTGTAGAGTCTAAATCTGGTGAAAGGGGTATCTTTTCTCGTGTTGCATCTAAGAAGCAAGCAGCTAAAAATGGCAGACGAGATACTAACTATGACTTTGGTACAAATCCTTGCAGCGAAATAATTTTGAGAGGGTCAAAACTAGATAGTAAAGGAAACAGTATTACTGGAACAGGTGGTCAATTTTGTAATTTAACTGAAGTAGTAGCTAGATACGATGACACTTTTGAAACATTAGAAGAAAAAGTACACCTAGCTACAATACTGGGAACTATACAAGCTACTTACACTAAGTTTCCTTATTTAAGAAAAATATGGAAAAAGAACACAGAAGAAGAACGCTTGTTAGGTGTGTCAATGACAGGCATTATGGACAACAAACTTATCTCTACTTCTAAAGGTGCTGGTGAGTTGTTAGAGAGGTTAAAGAATGTTGCTATTAAAACAAATGAAGTCTATGCAAAGAAGTTCGAGATACCCGTATCTGCTGCTATTACTTGTGTTAAGCCCTCTGGTACTGTTAGCCAGCTTGTTGATAGTGCTAGTGGTATACATACTAGGCATTCTAACTATTATACTAGAACTGTTAGGGGTGACAACAAAGATCCTTTAACTAAGTTTTTACAAGACCAAGGCATACCTTCAGAGCCATGTGTTTACAAGCCAGACACCACTACAGTTTTTAGCTTTCCTACCAAAGCACCGAAAGGTTGTGTTACTAGGGATAATGTTGATGCGATACAGCAATTAGAAATATGGTTAATGTACCAACGACATTGGTGCGAGCATAAACCAAGTGTCACTATTACTGTCCGAGAACACGAATGGCTTTATGTAGGGGCATGGGTATTTAAACACTTTGATGAAATGTCTGGTGTATCATTCTTGCCACACTCAGATCACTCTTATAAGCAAGCACCTTATCAAGAAATTCTTAAAGAAGAGTACGAAGAAGCAGTTGAAAACATGCCCTCAGAAATAGATTGGGAGTATTTGTCTGAGTACGAAAAAGAAGACACTACTGTTGGTTCACAGACACTAGCTTGTTCAGGTGATAGCTGTGAGATAGTAGACATAGGAGCGTAAGTTAATGTTTATCTCAAATGAAGAATACGAGCTACTAGTTCAATACACTGAATGGTTACGAAGCCAATCAGACGATGAGTTAGAACTATGGCACTCAGAAAGAGTGGTAGCTGAGTTTCTTGATACAATAGAAAGTTAAAAGCCCCCAACAGGGGGCTAGTGTTTTATTTACTTTTTTCATTTAACGTAGCAACATAAAATGGAAAATACCTACTTAGTGTAGCTTTGTCAGTTGTATTAATATTAGTCTTAAGTAACACTTTCATAACATCGTCATTAGTCATAGCTTTAACTAAAATTTTTCTAACTTGAGTGTCAGTTAAATCATCAGTAATACTTCTTCCTAACTCAGCAGCTCTTGATTGTAAAACAATACTACCACCCCCACCTACACTTCTAGCTGCTTTTGAAACTGTTGTAACAGCTGTTAATCGCCCAACTATATCAATTAAACCATTTCTTTGTGGTGGTAAACTTTTAGGTTTTCTGCTATTACTAATAGTTATACTGGCTACATCAGAAAGAATTTTATTAAGCCTATTACGATCACCCTTTAAATAAAATTGTTTAATAAGTGGCCCTAACTCTTTGTTTACAACTTTTATCATTTTTTCTTTACTTATTTGTTCAGCAGGGTCTGTTCCTGTAGATTTACTAGCAATTAAAATTCTTTCTATTATGTAATCAGCTATATCACTTTTAAAAACTGCAATTGCTTCTGGTTCTTTAACTAACGAACGCTTTAATTCACGTGCTGTAGCAATTGGGTCAATTGAGTTTAAAACACTTTTAATAGCTTTTTTACCTGATTGTCCAATAAGTTTAGAGATTAAAGTTTTACCTACTAACTCTTTTCGTAACTCTGCTGTAGCTATTTTACTAGATTCTTTATTTATTCCAGCAAATGCTTCATCCACTGCATTTTTAAGTTGAGGAAAACTTTTAAGAGCTTGTCGGTTTTCAACCATCCACTTTTGTGCGCTATTTACGTCAGTTACTTTTTCTCTAAAGTTATTAGCTAAAAATTGAGTAGCTGATTTAAGTATTTTGGACTCCCTTACAGAAGAACCACCAATTGATTCATAAAGTAAAGATAATTCAGTAAGCTCTTTTGTTGCCTGTGCTTGTGCTATTTCACCACTGCTAAGTAATGTTTTTAATGTACCTTCGGCTGGCACTGATTCTCCACCCCTGTTAGTACTTAATACTTTTCCTATTAAACCTTTGTCAAATATTTCATGGCTTCTACGACTAAATTCCCTAGCTGTATCGTAAGCCCCTCTGACGTTTTCATCAGCCATTAAAGGGTTGTCTAATGTTTTCATAGTTGCTGATTGTAATTCAGACAAATATTTAACTGAAACTGGAGTAGATGCTGTACCTAAATTTTGTTGTCTAGAGTCAGCAAGTAAATTACTTCTTAATGTCATCATTTCAGATGCACGATCAAAATCTTTTAAAAACACACCATTTTCTAAGTCTTTAGTTCCTATTTTCCAACCATTTTCTCCTCGTGTAACTTTTTTTCCTAGTATAAATTCTAGTTCTGCTACAGGCAACCTACTGCTTTTGTCAGCATTTTTAATCATATTAGTTGCAGCTTCTACAACTGGTTGTTTACTAACATACGCATCATCTTTTATAACAGACCATAATTTTCTTTCTTGCCCACCAACATCATCAAGCATTTTATTAAGTTCATTTTTACTAGCCCTAGACAAAAGTATTGGATCTTTTTTAATAATACTTGCTTGGCTAACCATATTTTCATGAGCTATTCTTATTCTATCATCAAGCTGATTCATTAAATCATTTTTTCGACCTTGATAAAAACGACTAAGATACCCTTTATCAATACTTCCATCTTGGTTTTTTGGTATATCTCCTTTTTGTGGCTGTAATATTTCTTGAATTTCTGTTTGTAGTGATTTTTGTGCTAATCTAAAATTAGTATCAATTTTACCTTGTAACGTATTATCTAATACAGCTAAATCTCGTTCTAGTTGCATTATAAGTGGATCATCAGTTTTTTGTGCTGAAGTTAACCCAATTCTATTATTTCTTTTTTCTAAGTTAGTTAAAGCTTGATTAGGGCCTTTTTCAGTAAAATCTTTAACAACTAAAGCAGCTTTACGTTGTATTTTTGAAACATCTTTAGTTTGTTTATTCCCAGAAAAAACAAGACCACCACCAAGCAAGTTACCTGTTAACTCACCAAGAGGCCCGGCTACTTTACCTATTTCACCACCAGTTGCTGCACCTACACCAGCTAATGCTTCTTTGGACAAAGGTGTTTTTGCTACTTCTTTACCAAAACCTAATAAAATACTATCAGTACCTATAAAATTTTTGTAGGCTTGTTTTGTTACATTTTGTACTTGTTTAGCAATAGCTGCATTAATTCCTACACCTATACCTGCAAACTCACCACCACTTTCATAAAACTTACCAGCATCACCCCCAGAAAATGTTTTGTTTGATAATGTATCACTAATTTGAGGTATGTCTATATCACTTCCAGAAAGCCTAAACACGGCTTCTATTGGCTCAGTAATAGCAAAATCAACTATTCCAGTGGCTATTTTATTTACTCCACTCATAAAATCAAGTGCAGGGTTAGTAAAAGGAGACAAAACACCACTTACCGATTCCATTGGGCCTTTGCTACTTTCTCTTGGGCCTGATGGAACAAAGTTGTTTGAGTATGGTTCTGGTATTTCACCGGGAAGTGGTTGCACTCTAGGAATTACATTAGTTTGGTTTTCTGGCAAACCTAAATCTGATAAACTATATTCTACATTGTTAGCAAAATTATTAATATCTAGCCCTAAATCTTCTATACTAAATTTAGCCATTATTCAACCTCTGCTATTAATCCATACGAATCAAGTTCGCCTAACAACTCACGAAAAGTTTTGTTATTTTCTTTAGCTGTTTGTTGTAATTCTGTTATTGTAATTTTTGTGCCATTCATCATTGAAAACATTTTTGGTCTACCGTTTAAGTAATATTTCCATAAATCACGACCATCATCAACTACATTAAGAGTTTCCAAACCATTTTCATCTTTTATGACGTTAAGTCGCGGCAAATCATTTACATAGGCATTAAATGCACTTGTTGATCCAGAAGTACTTTTAACATTAGGGTTGTTTTGTACTTCATCAAGACGAGCCTCAAAAAAATTAAACTCATCTTGATCTCCTAACCCACCAGCGTACATTATATTAGCAATTGCAATATTACCTTTAGGGGTGTTAGCTATTCCCGGTATTTGTTTTTCTGTTGCTTTCCTATCTGCATCACTAAAAGACCTACCTTGAATTTCAATGTAAGGTTTTATAGCCTCACCTGAAAAAGCCCTTAAAGTTTCAATACTTGATATATTATCTAATTGTTCAACTAAATTATCAGCACCGGCTAGTGCAAAACCTGACCGTAGTAAGCTTTTTAGGTTAGTAAATTGATCTACACCTACACCAGTAATGGTTGTTTCATTAATTAAGCTTTTTATTCTTTTGGCTAAAGATATTTTGTTTCTACCTGACACAGATTTTTCTCTTAATTCATTTTTATATTGTAAATCTGCTACAAACATTTTTTGGTTGTTTTGTTCAGCAGTATTAATATTATTAATGTTATTAGTTTGGCTACGGCCTGATGGGGCTACTCGAAACCCACCCTTTTGAATTTCTGCTGACACATCTTGTGGAACACCATTATCATCAAATTTAAATAATTTACCCTGTGGGCCTTGTACAGCACTAGAGTTGAATGAGCCATCTGGGTTAAGAATATCAACTGACTTCCTTGATGTAGTCTCTAAATCAAATTTGTCTTGTGCTAGGCCACTTGTTATACCAAACTCCTTACCTTGTCTAAATTCTTTTGCTGCATCTATTGCTAATTTTCCTTGTGAATTTTGAAAATTGCCTACATTTATAGCAGACGATAATCTATCTTTAAGAGATTCTCTTTGAACTTCATTAGCCTTTAATTGATTAGTATAAGTTTGTTGTCTAGTTTTACCAAAAGCATTAGCACTATTAATAAGAGCTGTACCAGCATCTCTACCACTTAGTAAACTAGCAACCCCAGCTATGCCAGCATTAACTTGTGCTTGGTCAGGGTTAGCTAAAACATCACTAAAGTTTTGTTGGTCGCCTGATAACAACCCAGAGTTAAACACAGGTTGTGTTTGAGTTTGTTGTTGTTGATTAAACAAATTAAGTATTTCGTCTTTAATAAAATTATCTTGGGCCATTATGTTTTTCTCCTGTTAAA